GGGGATTGCTGGCACGGCTCAAGGCGCAACCTTAACCCAGACATATTCCACAGCCAACGCAACAGTAGCTAATCCAATAGCGACTAATCCATCACCTCCCGCAGGGTATACAGCTCATGCTTCTGGTGCAACTGCTGTAACCTCAAATGCAGCAACTGACTTGGACACAACTGCCGCAGCATTGCAGGCTTTGACTGGTGCTGTAACAGCATATGAAGTTCAAATTTCTAATTTGGTTCTAGACATGGCAAGCGTGAAACAGAATCTTAACAGTGTCATAGACGAACTACAAATAAAGGGGATACTCAAATAATGGCAGCAGGCGACGTTGAGGTACAGATTGTAGCCGCAACCACAGCAGCCGTGGACACGGCTGTGACTGGCATGAGGGTAACCGCAGGCGCTAACGGTAAATTTATGGCGGTCGCAATCGGTCCTCAAAACCAACAGATACTTCTAATAGCAATCACGGAGGCGTAACCATGACCACTACAGGTGGTAACGGGGATGTGTTCGATGCACTCACAGTCAAGGAATTACGCTGCGAGAAGTTCGGATTAAAGATAGCACCTGCCTCGCAGAGCGCAGCACCAACGACAGCAATAACCACTATCACATTCGTTGAGCCAGTAACGCCAGACTACACAATCCAAATAGTCCAGCTATCAGGCTTCGGGTTTGCAACGGCAGACGAGGGTAACTCCGTTCTCAAGGCACTAGCGAACGCGCAAATCAGGATAGCACAGCTAGAGACAGCGTTGAGAGACAAGGGGATAATCCTATAATGGCTGCTGGCGATGTATCTGTCAGGATTTCTAGGACAAGAGGATTCGCATGCAATCTATTTGATGGCGTGGATGATTATATCGAGATCGCGCACACTGGCTTCGAGCTCGGAACCAACTACACAGCAGAGGGAATGACCGTCTCCGCATGGATACTCCCATTTAGCATGGGCGAGGGAGACCTTGGAATGATAATAGGCAAGGTCAATGGCACCAGTGCAGAGAACGGTTGGAAGTTCAGGCTTGATACTGCTGGTGCACTAGCATGCAGGATTAACGCAGGGACGGTAATCAAGAGTGCCAACGGTTCAATCATTGGGAGTGGTGAGACATGGTATCATGTGCTCATGACCATAGCCACCAATGCAACGGTATCATTCTATATCAATGGTGTCATCTCTGGAACCCCCGCAGCAACCAACGCACTAACGGATATAACCACAACGAACGCCATCCGCATCGGCAACCGAAGCACTGCCACCGACCAGACATTCAAAGGCGGCATCAGGGAAGTCAAGATGTGGAAGAAAGTCCTATCCGCTGCAGAGATAGCAAATGATTACGCAGGCATCAAGCAGCCTGATAAGCTGCAGCATTACTGGCATCTCGGTGGCAGGTACACAGATGGTGGTACCATCGGAGAGACAGCCGTCAATAGCGGCAGCGTCAGCACAATCGAAGACGACACGCTCGCAGCCGCAGCCGCAAGCATAAGGGTGGGTTCTGGGGATAAATGGATGCTATTCCAAGGCGAAGGCGGGGACATTGGAGTCATTAACATCAACGGCTAACTCGCTTCGCTCGGGAACACTGCGCGCCTAAGCTTGAAGGTAAAGAAAAAATGCAAATCTCACACACAGAGCTACTCTACTGGCGAATCTGCACAATAGCAATGCTGATCTCGCTGGCATTTATCATCTGGCTCATTCTAAATTAGTTACATACATACATAATACAGTACCTATATCTTTATATACTAGTATGCCTTATACATACATATGGGAAAATTGAAGTGTAACAAATGCAAATATGCTTGGAACTACAAAGGCAAATCTGAATATTATACCAGTTGCCCAAAGTGCCGAGCAAACGTCAAGACGCAAACAACAAAAAGCAAATCTAAGGAGGACTAGAAAAATGATACAAGCAATAAGCATCCAAAGCATAGAAGAGAAACAAGCAAAGAACGGTGCAAACTATAAGATATACACTTGCAATGATGGCAAGTATTATTTATGGCTACAGCATCTGTTCGGCAAGATGGAAGTAGGCAACACGTATGAGGTTGACACCCAAGACAACAACGGGAAGGTAAGGATTATATCTATAAAGAACCAGCTTTCAGGAAAGCCATTCCCCGCCAACACAACCGCCAAGAACAGCTCTGATGCTGTGATAGAGGAACTAAACAAACAGCAGATACAAATACAAGCAGTCGCAACCAGCGAAACGCCGTATAAGATTAATGTAAAGAAGAACAGCAAAGGGTTTACATGGGATGTAACCGTTCGTGGAGAGACGCCAGAAGAGGTTAAGCTAAGGCTGGACAAGGCTATATATATTGCCCAGTGCAAGATAGTGGACTTGGATGGCTCAGTAACCGATATCACCGATTCTACAGAATCGGAGGAGGCAGAAGAATGATAGAAATAAACGAAAAAGACTTACCACTGGTTCTCAGCATAGCCGCACTTATAATAAGCAGTAAGGAACTAATGCACAGCCAGAAAGAGCATTTACTAGAGTTCTTAATCAGACCATACAAGGAGGGATAAACAATGACACCAACAGAAACAAAAATATTCTATTTTGTGCTGGGAGGCATAACTATGTTCTTTGCAAGCATAGCAATACTTGCAATGATGCCAGTAGCATGAATAGCAGTACTTTCGGCGAAAGCAATACGGCGGCTGCCGCCGCCTAGCTTCAAGGGAGGCTGCCTAATCCCCAATGGGATTAGGCGCTTAAAGCTTTTAAGCTTTGCGGAGATAGCCTGCCGAGTGGCAGCCGAAAGAACAGCGGTTTACCGCTGAGCTGGCTTGCTAGCCAGCAAGATGGCAGGCAGGTAACGGCTTCGCCTTCCTGCCTGCTTGGCTGGCTCGCTTCTAAACCTCCGCTTCGCCAGAAGCTGGCAGGCGGCAAGCCTGCACAGCCCCCCTCAATCCCCCAAAGGGGGAGGCGGGGGCTCGCTACCGCTCGCCCCCTTCGGGGACGAACGGATGATAATGATACAATACTAACTAAGCGAGTCTCAGCAAAACAAATAGTCACACAAGCCAGCAGCCCAGCAATTTTCCATCAAATCTATCGTCTGGCTTATAAGACACCCCATGGTTTCCTATGGAACTATTCGGATACCTATACCTATATCCTATATTACCAATAAATATATAAACATATATTGGTATCACATATACCATGACAAAGATGCAAAAGATGTTTAGCCTCGATGAAGAGGTAGTCCACTGGCTCAAGAACGAAGCCAATGCCTCAGCATTGGTAAACCAATTACTACAGGCGCACTTCAAGATAATACAAGCCACCAACGGCTTGCATCCGAAGCAAGCCTTAGCAGATGCTGAGAAAGCCCACAGAGAGGCAGAGATAGAATCAAATGTTCTTCAAGCAAAGTTAAAAGCATTACAAGATGAAGCAGCAAAGGAGGCATCACAATGGCAGAGACTGTAATAGAGAATATTTCTTATCGAAGAACTGCTAACGGTATGGGCTACAGGGCGGAAAGGTTGCCAAAGGACATAAATTGTTCTGTGTGCAAGAAAGAAATGCAGATGCCTGTGTATATATGTTCAAAAGACAAAAGGGTTTACTGTGAGGCTTGCGAGAAGGATTCTGCAATTAACTGGTGTGTCTGGACGAATATTGAACATGAGCACATCATGATAAGCGAAGTCGAGTGGAGGGAAGCATGACTAAAGAAAGCATGGAACTGGCAAGGGCGTTGAAGGAGACAGAAGCGAGGGTGATGGAAGCAATAAGAAAGAGGATGGAAGAGCTTGCACAGGATGGGGTTCTCAGACAGGAGATGGAGAAAGAAATAAGGGAGGAACTAGGCATGACACACACAAGCGGATATCCGAAAGCAAAGAAAAAAAAGAAAAGATGAAAATAGAACTTGATGACTGGCAGAGGAAGATATTAGATACCAAGGGGAATATTTGCCTGCGTAGCGGCAGGCAGGTTGGCAAGTCTACTGTGATTAGCATCAAGGCGGCTGAGTATGCGGCGAAGAACCGCAGAAAGGTCATAATGGTCATATCGAGCACTGAGCGGCAGGCAGGGCTGTTACTGGAGAAGATTCTATCGCACCTGCTGGCAAGCCACAAGGCTTTGATATGTGTAGGGCACAAGAAGCCGACAAGGCACAGGATTGAGCTGACGAATGGCTCAGTCGTGTATTGCCTGCCGACAGGATTAAGCGGGTATGGTATCAGGGGATACAGTGTTGATTTGCTAATCGCTGACGAGGCTGCGTTCATCCACGAGGATGTCTGGACTGCTGTCACGCCAATGCTTGCAGTGACTAAGGGTACGATTATTCTTCTATCGACTCCTCACGGGAAGAGCGGGTTTTATTACAGGTGCTTTAATGACTCTGTGTTCACAAGCTTTCACATCTCTTCGGAGGCATGCGAGCGAGTGGATAAGAAGTTTCTTGAGCAGGAAAAGAAGCGGATGACGAAACTGCAGTATGCGCAGGAGTACCTAGGTGAATTCATTGACGAGCTGCGGCAGTTCTTCCCGACTGAGACAATCCAAAGGTGCATGTTTCCAAAGGAAACGATAGGGTGGGGGGAGAGAGAGCCAAAGTATCTGGGTGTCGATGTGGCAAGGATGGGAGCAGACCAGAGCGTGTTATTCTCGGTTGCGAAAGTCAGTCAGAATGAATGTTGGCAGGTGGACATGGAGATAACAGAAAAGACATTGCTCACGGAAACAATAGCAAGAATAAAGAACGCAGACAGAAGATATGAATTCAAGAAAATTTATATCGATGATGGGGGCATGGGCGTGGGAGTCTTCGACCCGTTGCTTCAAGACCCGCAGACGCGAAGGAAGGTCGTAGCCATCAACAACGCAAGCCGAAGCCTTGATAATGATGATAGAGGGAGGAAAAAGATTCTCAAAGAAGACCTTTACAACAATTTACTATATCTCATGGAAAGCGGACAGATAAAACTATGGGAAGACGACGAGATAATGTTATCATTGAAATCAGTGCAGGCAGAATATGACGATGGAAAACTAAAGATATTCGGTAATTACACTCACATCACCGAGGCACTGATTAGGGCGGCGTGGTGCATGAAGAGCAAAAGCTTAAATATTTGGATACGCTAGGTAAATAACATGGCAGACACAGGGATTTTCGCAACAACTGCAGAGGTGCAGAGGAAGGTAGGAGCTGGTGTGAGCGCAACTGCGAACGTGGAAGCGTTCATAAACGATTTCATGTGTCAGGCTGAGAGCCTGATTAATGTGTACTGTCGATATAATTTCAGTGATAATTATTCCACGCTCAACGTGGATGTTAAATGCCTACTTAAAGAAGTGGCTTCCAATATTGCGGCGATCTATGTCATCCAGTATGATTTCACAAACATAAATTCAAGGACAGAAGCAGAGGACAGAATCAACGTCCTGCGAGATGCGGCATTGAGAGGCTTGGCAATCTTGCGGGATAAGAAGAATCAAGATTTCATGACAGGGGAATAATGGCACATGACTTTGAGAGGTTCCCAGAGCTCACGCTCGCAGAAGCAGAGAAGGAATACTGGTTCAGCCCTCACAAGCAAATATTTGAGGATTTCACGGCGAGATGCGTAAAGGTACACGATGGAGACACTATAACATTGTCATGGACGCTGAGGGATTTTACATTTCCGTTGAGGCTTTCAAACCTCGCAGCCCCAGAGCTTCATGATAAGGGTGGTGTTGAAGCTAGGAACTGGCTGGAGCAGAGGGTATTAGGAGAGATTGTCGATATCAAGATTGATCCGAATAACAAGGTGGAGAAATGGGGGAGACTTTTAGGAAGATTGAACTGGCAAGGGCTCGACATATCCTATCAAGAAGCAATCGAGACAGACAGTGTACCTTGGGAGCGTCGGAAGGATGGAGTAATCCCTGATTTCACGAAGCAACTGAGAGAGATGGAGAAGCAATGGGCTTGAGCTTCAGCTCGACGTTTGGCAAGAGCGGGGATTTCCTGACGGATGACAGGGTTGTTCCAATAGGGACAATTGTTGCATGGGCGAAGAACTTGTCTGGGTTAACAGACAAAGATTTGCCAGATGGATGGTATGAATGCAATGGGCAGACGGTGGATACGATTGTATTGCCAAATTTAAACGGGGCTGGGATTAATGGAAGATTCCTTGGAGGAGCGAGCACATCAGGGGCAACTGGTGGGGCTGTAGACCACACGCACACTGTGGTGCTTCCAACTCGCCCAGACCAGACAGGCGCAGGCGTGGCATGGTTTGCATCGCCCACAAACATGAGACAGACACAGGGGGCAACTCCTGCAGATGCACATTTTCCACCATATTATAGAGTGGTGTGGATAATGAAGGTAACATAAATGATAGCGCAAAAGATATTAGGAAGGTATGATTATACAAGTGATGCAGATAGGGACGCATGGCTCTCGGCGAATTTCCCGCCAGATGCATTGCACTGGTACTTAGATGACACAGAGAATAAAAAAATAATCGTATTCAAGAAGATGATTTAAATGCCAGACACAAAAATAAATTCAGCGGACTACGGAAACCTGACGAACACAGGCACCAATTACAGCGTAGCGGCTGTGAACACGGATGGTGCTGGCGACCAGAAAGAGACGGAATGGACGAACACACTATGGTCGAGCTATCTCGGATACTACAAGACAATCCCAGAGCTTCAAGCGGCGATAGACGCGAAGGCAACGTGGACGGTAGGAAGGGGATTCAAGGCAAACCCATTGACTGAATTAAAGTTGATGTCGATAAAGGGGAATGGAAAAGACACGTTTAATTCTATTTTAGAGAATGCAATAAGAACCTATCATATTGGGGGAGATGCTTTTTTAGAGATAATCAGGGATGAAGACGGCGAGCTGATGAATTTGAAGCCACTTGATCCAAGCACTATAAAAATCGTTGCTAATCAAGAGGGGCGGATAATAAGATATGAGCAGATGTCAAAGATAATGGGCAAGAGCTCAATCAAGTTTAAGCCCTACGAAATAATGCACCTAAGCAGAAAACGAGTTGCTGATGAGATTCATGGGGTGAGCCTGATTAGTGCTGTTGAAAATATTATCCTCATGCGAAACGAGGCAATGGCTGACATGAAGCAGCTCATGCACAGGCACGTGAAGCCGAGGATAGTCTTCAAACTTGATACGGATGATACAACACAGATAGCAAACTTCAAGGCAAAGGCAGACTTGGCAACGGAGAAGGGAGAGAATCTATTCATTCCAAAGGGTGCGGTAGAACACGAGCTCTTGAGCGTTCCAACGAACGCAACACTAAACCCACTACCGTGGATAACTCAACTTAATAATTATTTCTTCCAAGCGACGGGCGTGCCGCAGATAGTAGTGGGAGGAAGCCAAGAGTTCACAGAAGCAACGTCAAAGATAGCATATTTATCATTTGAGCAGGTAATAGAAGGAGAACAACTTTATATTCAAGAGCAGACGCTGGCTCAACTCAATCTTGAAATAGAATTAGAATTCCCCGCGAGCCTAGAAAACGATGTTCTTACAGGGCAGGGCAAGAGCGAGAAGATGCAGGCGGCTACGCCAGAGGATACGAACGTTCAGGGGGTGGGCTTGAATGGGACTGCGCAGTAAGGTCAAGAGTCTTGCTGGGAAGATTAAGCAGGCATTCACAGGAAAGACCACGGCTCCGCCACAGCCTGCGCCGAGCAGGGTTAAGCCAGAGGCACAATCATTAACTACACTGCCAAAGGCAAGGACTGGATACCTAGGGGAAAGATTAACAGTTAGACCAGAGGAGAAGTTAGCTGCTGGATATCACGAAGCCACAAAGAGAGGGCAGGCATACACAATAGGTGGTGGCGGAGGGAGTACAAGACCACAATTTAGCCCACCGCCTGTGGGAGACCTAAGACAGCAGCAGACAATAAGCGGTAGGATTCCCAGTGCAGAGAGGCAATCAAGAAGCGAAGCGGAGGCTTCATATAATCAAAAGTTCCTAGCAGCTCAGCAGGCAGGTGAGGTACTGGATGTAAACACATTGACACCAGAAGAAAGGGATATTTCAGGAGCTGTTGCACCAATCACCGCAGAAGATTTGGCGAATGTGAATCCCTTAGGATTCGTGGGAAGAGAAGCAGCAACAACAGGAGCTACAATAGCAGGAAGAGAGCTAACACAGACTGGGGCAGGCACAGCAATAAGAGAAGGTGCAGAGACAATAGCAAGTAAAGGACGAGCAGAAGCACAAAAGATATTAAATGATTTCAAAACAAAAGGACAGAGCATTATTAGCGGTGAGCTGCAAGAGGCAGGTTCGGCGACATCGTTGGGAAGGACTACAGTAAATGTTGGCAGACGTGGAACACCACAGGATACGAACTATGGAAGAGGAGCGCCGAAGAGCCTTAATCTCCCTTGGGGTAAACAATATAATGTACCAATCAAGGGCACACCATCAGGGATTCCAAACTCAGCTACTGAAAAACTGGGGAATGTATATTTAGCAGGATTGATGAAGAATAAAGGATTTGTTGCGCTAGGTGCTTTAGGAGCATTAAGCACGGCTATAGGGAGTTATCCTTGGGCTGGGCATAACCAAGCGGAAGCGATTGAACAATTAGCCTATGCAGAGAAGACAGCAAGAGCCGCAGGTGATGAAGCATTAGCGAATGAGATTGAAGAAGTGCAGTTAGCAGTTTCTGATAGAGATATTATAGATAATATTCCGATTGCAAATGTGGTTAAAGCATCATTGGAGAAGGCAAGAGCTGGCGTGTATCAAGCAAGAGCCCAGAGAGAGCTAGATGCTGCAAAGGCATTAGGCACAACTCCAGAACAGATAAAAAAAGACAAGGAAGCTGCGGACAAGCAAGCCCAATGGGAAGAAAACCGCCAGACAAGACTCGCCGATGAAGCAGCACAGAATCAGACTATCCAAGATAATCACGATAGATGGAGGCAGGAAGATTTAGAAGATGCAGAGCTAAACCGTAGCTTGTGGGAAGAAGCGAGAGAAGAAGATAGGGATAGATATGAAGCCCAACAAGAGAGGATAGAAGCAAGGCAGGAAGAACAACAGGAAGAAGAGCGGGCATATTATGATGCATTGTACCAAAGGAAGCTAGCCGATAGAGAAGAAGAAAGGGCTTACTGGGCGTCAGTCATGAAACAGCGACGAAAAGAAGCAGAAGATAGAGCACCGTCGAATCTGAAATTCGGACTACTATGATAGAAACAATCTTAATCCAATATGGAGTTTTGGGAGTTTGGACAATCACATTACTGGGGGAGAGGTATTATTACAATAGGAAAATAGGCACAGTTATCGAGCACAATACGGAGGCTCTAACAAAAGTATACGAGGTTTTGCAAGATGGGAGAACAAGAACAAAATGAAAAGAATCCAATGGAGGCGGCTCACGAGCTGCTGTCGAAAATTAAAGCAGAGAATGTTAAAGCCGAAGAGCTGGTTCAAAGGCAGGAAAGGAACAGGGCTGAAGAAATCCTAAGTGGCAGGGCTCAAGCAGGGCAAGAGCCTGTAAAGAAGGATAAGGCACAGGAGATAAAAGAAAGGTGCAATAACTGGCTTTTGCCGACGGGGAAGCAAATATGATTCTCATAGAGAAAGCCTGCAAGCAATGCGGCAACCTGCGCAAGTTCGCCTATGGCTCGCCAAGGGATGTAGAAAGTATCTGTGGGAACTGCTGGAAATGGAAAGCGATAGATTTAAATAATTGGGCGTTATAGAGAAACAGCATGGCAAACGAAGCGGTCATCATTGAGCTCCTCGGAGACGGTGGAGATCCTGTTCGTTACACTGTTGCAGACGGTACAGGCATTGCCAAAGGCGCTCTTCTAAAAATAACTGATCCTCGAACTGCAATAGCAACGAGTGCAGACAACGATCCGTTCTGTGGGATTGCTGCAATGGAGAAAGTTATTTCTGATGGAGCGGTGACAATAAGCGCTTACACGCATGGTATCTTTGATTTAGTAGATTCTGGTGCTGGCATTACCGTCGGACAGAAAGTGAATATTGGCGGGACAAATGTGATTATCCAAAGTGTCGCAGCAGACTTATTGCCTGCTGGCGTCGGCTATGCTCTTGAGACTGCAAGTGCAGGCGAGAGAATTGCGGTTCTTATTGGGAGCGGATTCTAGATGGCACCTGACGTAGTCGAAGAACAGGATTTACGAGCAGAGAACTTCGAGGCTATAGTTAAAGGCTTCGCGCTTCAAGAATTTAAAATGAAGCAGGTCGTTATGGTTCAAACTTCTTCAGCATGGATAGAAACCTATTACCGAGAGACTTCAACAGAGTTGACGGGAGGTCTAGGTTCTTCTGTGCGTGGTATTCCTCGCCTCGCAAATTTCCCATACGGCGAAGTAAGCTGGACGAAGGTTCAAGGGTACATAGAGAAATACGGAATGGAAGGCGTCATCTCATGGGAAGACGCTATGTTGGACAACATCGATGTTATTTCAAGAACGCTTTTAAGGATTAGCAGAGCCGTAGCCAATGCAGTAGACGCTCAAATATATGCAGTGTTAGAAGCAGCAGCAGGGAACAGCGTTGCAATAACCGCAGGGCAAGAATGGAATAGCGCAACTGTGGCAAACAGAGATCCTATCCAGAACCTATTAGACGCAAAGCGTGAGCTTTACATTGACAATTTTGATCCTGATGGGCACGAGACATTCCTATTACTGTCTCCGACGGATTACGCCAATCTAATTGGCAACAGCAAGGTGCTTCAGAATCCAACATTCAAAGCAGCAGACATTGTCAGCAATGGTAGAGTTGCACGGATTCTAGGGCTTCAGATCATAGTTTCTAACGTAGTCACAGCAGATAAAGCCTTGATGGCTATCGGCAAAGAGTGCGGCACTTGGAAACAAGCCGCAGCGTTAACGGTGTTCACGACGCCAGACAAGGGGGTAAAGTATACTATCCGAGCTTTTGAGATGGGGGTAGCACAAGCAACCACCCCTAACGCATTGGTGACGATAACGAATACTCAAGCTTAACCATGAGTTCTGTTGCTGGACAAGGTGTTCAAACTTTTGATGCTATCGTTGTTAAAGAGATAAGAGTAGAGAAGTTCGGCTTGGGGATTGCTGGCACGGCTCAAGGCGCAACCTTAACCCAGACATATTCCACAGCCAACGCAACAGTAGCTAATCCAATAGCGACTAATCCATCACCTCCCGCAGGGTATACAGCTCATGCTTCTGGT